CAGATCGGCCCTAATATAATGACGCAGGAAGGCCTGGGCAGAATTGGCAGCGAGGCGGCGCCGCTCGGGCTGTTGGGCATGTATGGCGATCCCAGCGGTCGTCCTGGCGGCAGCCTAAACCAATCTGGGCCGTTCGGCCCTGCCGGCCGTCCTGGCGGTGAAACCAGCGGGCGGCCCGGCTTATCGGTCACGGTCGGCAATAACCAATATGCGACCGGCCGGCCCGGTGGCCAACAAGGCGGCGGCCGACCGGGTGGCCCAGGCTACTACCAGACCGGCGGCGCCGGCATTGCCCCCGGTGCCAGGGGCGCCGAATTCGGCGGCATGTATGGCCCCGGTGTAGCAACCGGACGAGCCGGCACCAACACGTTCGGAGTTTCCAGCCGTGAGGGCGCCTATGGCTTCTACGATCCGGCTACCGGCCTGTATTATCGATAGGAGAGTGACATGCCTGATTTTCGCGGTGGACCGCCGCCGGAGTTATTCCAGCAATTGGGTGGAGTTGGGCAACAGGCGGCATCACAGGTGCCAGGCCTGCTGCAAATGGCACAGGCGGCCATGGACGGCGGCGGCGGCTTTGATGTCAGAGGCGGCGGCGGCGGTGGCGGCTTTCATGGCCTGTACGGCGGTGCAGCCGTTTCGCCCGAGGATCAGAAATATTTCGATGCTTACGGCGGGTGGAAGATGGACGATCCCGAGCAGGCGGCTGCAGCCTCCGGCGTAAATTTGGGCCAATTGGCGAGCGGATTTCTGCCGCGGATGGGTGCCACGGGCATTGAGTATAATACCGGCAGTGATAAGGGCGGGTTTTTCAATGCCACAGATTTATACCAAAAACTCGGCCGTGATGTTCCGGGGATGGCGACATTCGGCCAGGCCGGCCCCTCGACCAACAATTGGCGCCTGCTCGGCATGGGGCCGGGCTGGATCATGCGCAACGGGGAACTGATCAACACCCTAGCGGGCCAGGTTAGAGGGGGGGGCAGTAGCTTCTCCGACATGGGAACGGGGATCACTGCCGAGCACGGAATGGGTGTGCGGAGAGGCTCGAACCTCGGAACCGGCGCCAGTCACGGAACGCCCAATCAGTGGGGCGATAGCTTCTACTGGCCGGGCGCGGCGACCGGCGGATACGCCGACCGTTATCCCTCGGGTACAAATGTCTAAGGAGCGTAGCCGTGGCCACACAGCAGCGTGCTTCCCGCAAGCTTAAACGCGGAATGCCGTTTCACCCCGACGAGGTGCGGCGGAAAATCCGCGCAACCGAACTGGTGAACCGACTGCAGTCCCACATCTTCGACGGCCTGGAATTGAGCATGTCGCAAGTGCACGCCATCTGCGCCCTGCTTCGGAAGTGCGTGCCCGATCTGACCAGCACCGCCGTCGTTGCCGATATCACCCACCGCTATGTCGTGGAGCTTCCGCCCATGCTCTCGCGCGAGGAATGGGAGAAGAAGTATTCAATCGACCACCTCAATCCGTTACCTGATCCACTCAAGATCACCAACGGCAGTGGAAATCTGCAATAGCTCATGTTCGCCGAACCTGTAGAGCGTGTCTTATGGAGTCCTGGGGCGAACTGGCCGCAATGGTGCCTGATCCAGTGCCCAGTATTCGAGGTGTTCTTCGGCGGTGCCCGCGGCGGCGGCAAAACCGATGGAATGTTGGGCGAATGGATGGCGCACGCCGATCGCTACGGCGACAAGGCCGCCGGGCTGATGATCCGGCGCACCCGTACTGAACTGATCGATACCATCGAGCGATCACGGGCGATCTATTCGCCGCTCAAGTGGACGTATCAGGAGCAGGAGAAGATGTGGCGCGATCCGAAGGGCGCGCGCCTGCGGTTCGCCTATCTTGAGCGCGACGCCGACGCGGAGCTGTATCAGGGCCACAGCTACACCCGGGTCTACATCGAGGAATGCGGAAACTTCCCGAGCCCCGCGCCGATCATGAAGTTGATGGCGACGTTGCGCTCGGGAGCAGGCGTTCCGGTCGGCATGCGGCTGACCGGCAATCCCGGCGGGCCAGGCCACCAGTGGGTGAAGGCCAGATACGTTGACCCAGCCCCCCTAGGCAACAAGGTCATCACCGACCCGGTGACCGGGCTCGCTCGGGTGTTCATTCCAAGCAAGGTCGATAACAACGTCTTCATTGACGCCGAAGCCTACAAGCAGCGGCTGCGCGCCTCGGGCAGCGCGGAACTAGTCGCGGCATGGCTGGCGGGCGATTGGTCGGTCACGCTCGGTGCGTTCTTCGACTGCTGGGATACCGCCCGACATGTGATCCGGCCGTTCGAGATACCGAAAGATTGGATACGCTTTCGATCGATGGATTGGGGTTCAGCTTCGCCGTTCTCGGTCGGCTGGTGGGCAGTGGTGTCGGACGATTGGGAGGTGAACGGGCACGTTCTGCCGCGCGGCTGCATGGTGCGCTATCGCGAGTGGTACGGCATGAAAACCGGGCAACCCAACGTCGGGATCAAACTGCACGCGGCGGAAGTCGGTAGGCAAATTTACGAGCGCGAGAAGGACGAGGAAATATCCTACGGCGTGCTCGATCCATCGGCCTTTGCCGAGGACGGCGGGCCGTCGATCGCCGAGAGCATGGGTACTGGCAGCAACGGGAAAGTCTGGTTCAAGCGTGCCGATAACAAGCGTGTGCGCGGCGCACACAGTGGAACGGGCAGCTGGGTGGGCGGCTGGAACGAAATGCGCTCCCGGCTGGTCGGTAATGCCGACGGCCACGCCATGATCGTGACGTTCTCGACTTGCGTGGACAGCATCCGCACCATTCCGTTTCTGCAGCACGATCCCGATCGGCATGAAGACGTCATGACTGACAGCGAGGATCATGCAGGTGACGAATGGCGCTATGCCTGCATGTCGCGGCCGTATGCGCGGGTGAAGGAAGAAAAGAAGCCCGAAGACATCAGCGGCTATGCGCCGCTTAAGCCGGACGCGCAGCCCGGTGATTGGAGAACGTATTGATGGAAACCATTCAGCAGAAATTTGCGATGTTCATGAGCACGCTCTCGCCCGATGAGCAGCGCGCGGTTGTGCCGTTGATGGCAACATTCATCAACACGCTCTCCGGGCCGCAGCAGGGCGCAGGACCAGACGAAATGGCCCCGCCGCTGCCGCCGCCCGGCGCAGGGCCGCCCAAGCCGCCGGCCGCACCACCGCCGTCAGCCATTCCCGGCGGGCCGCCGCTGCCGCCGCCTGATCCAATGGCGATGTCGATTGGGCGGCAGCAGTATTGAGGGGCCACAATGGTCAGCACGTCGGTCGTCAATTTCACCGGCTACAAGCAGGGCGGCTCGGCGTCCGGTGGCGGGCCCGCCGACCTGTCCGACAATCAGGAGAACAAGGACGGCTCATGGACGCTGGAAAAATGCATCCAGGCGTACACGACCTACCTCGATAGCAAGACGCTGGAAATTCAGGAGCAGCAGAACGCGCGGCGCTATCGCCACGGCGCACAGTGGACCTCGGAGCAGATCAAGACCTTGAATGATAGGCGCCAACCCGTGGTCACCTACAACAAGATAGGCCGCAAGATCGACGGGATCGTGGGACTGGTGGAACGGCTCAAACAAGATCCCAAGGCTTACCCCAGGACGCCGCAGCATCAGCAGGGCGCCGACCTGGCGACCGCCGTGCTGCGCTACATCATGGACAAGAACAAATGGAACGAGGTAGGGCCGATCGTTGCCGAGGCTGCGGCGGTCGATGGCATCGGCGGCATCGAGCTTGATCTCAAGGCCGTGCCGCCCAAGGCACAGACGCAACAGGACAGCGGAATGATGCCTGGGATGGGCCACAACGGCGGGCCACCAATGCAACCGCCACAACCTGACTACGATGTGCTGTTTGGACCCGTCGACAACGACGGGTTTTTTTATGACCCGAGGAGCTTCAAGCACGACTTTGACGACGCGCGCTATATGGGCGTCGGCAAGTACGTGGACGAGGAGCAACTGATCGAGCTACTTCCAGGCATGGAGGACGACATCAAGGCCGCGTGCGACAGCAGCGGCGAGCTGACCAGCAATTCCGACCGGGATGCGAAGTGGTTTCAGAGCAACGGCGACTTCAAGCAAGTCAGGCTGGTTGACATTTGGTACAAGTCGAAAGGCACCTGGCGCTGGGCGCTGTTCACCGGCTCCAAAATCCTGATGGCGGGCGAGACGCCATTCAAGGACGAGAACGACAAGCCGTTCTGCAAGTATCTGGTGTTCTCGGCCCAGGTTGATCACGAAGGCGATCGCTACGGTTTCCCGCGCAATCTGCAGAGTGCGCAAGACGAGGTGAACCAACGCCGATCGAAGGGCCTGCATGAACTCAACAACCGCCGCATCATGGCCACCAAGGCGGCGGTGGCGGACGGCAACGTGGAGGCGCTCCGGCGCGAAGCAGCGCGCGCCGACGGCATCGTGTTGGTCAACACATCATTGCAAGATATTACATTCGATGACGCCGCCAAGCAGTCCGCGATCATGGGACAGCTTGAGTTCATGCGCGATGCCGCGCAGGAGATCGAGAATTTCGGTCCCAATCCTGCCCTAGCAGGGGGCGGTGCCGGTGGCGGCTTGGCGAACGGATCATCCGGCCGCGCCATTGCGCTGTTGCAGCAAGCCGGGATCGCGGAGTTGGGCCCGTATATGCTCAACATGCGCGCGTGGAAAATGCGGGTTTATCGCTCGCTGTTCAACGCGGTGCAGACATACTGGACGAACGAGCGTTGGATCAGGGTCACCGACGCCGAGGGCCAGCCGCAATTCGTCAAGATCAATGAGACGGTGTCGGTCGATCCGGTCACCGGCATGCCGATGATGCGCAATGCCGTTGGCGAGTTGGATGTTGATATTATTCTCGACGAGGGCCCCGACAGCATCACGTTGATGCAGGACACTTACGATGCGATCAGCCAAGCGCTTCCGGCGTTGGCGCCGATGCTGTCGCCGGCGTCGGCCAAGGCGGTCATGTCGGTGTTGATCGAAACTTCTCCGCTCCCGTCCGACATCAAAAAGAAATTCCGCGACGCTGGCGAGCAGGAGGCCACGCAGCC